TAATGTGCATAGTCCAGAGATATGACCAGTAAGGCACTCAAACGCTTTTATGCTTCTCATGTCAATGCACCTCTTCCGTTAGCTTAAGAATTGCTTTTGTGATGAAAGTATCAACTTCTCCTGTGGCCTTCGTTAATTCAATGTCGTAGACGTACTTTCCGAAGGGAAGATGTTTTGTATCTTCCGGATTGAGGGTCAAGATCATCGTGTCAATCGGAATCTCCTTGATAAGAAGAGGAGTTTCATCATTATAGTCATTCTTCATGGCAAATCGAATACGATCACCATTCATTGGAATATACTGATTGTCATTTAGATCAGTAATCGTAATAAGCGCCGAAAAAGTATCACCCCGAGTCAAAGTAATCATTGTGCCAGAAACAGAATAACTCATAATCTCACCTCCAATTCAAGCATTGTAAGTTGATTTATGAATCGCAAGTTGGTCAACTTCTGTCATGATTCGCTTAGCCGAACCGTTACCGCCTAATTTTTCATAAGGCTTGTACAAGTATTCATACAGATTCTCATACTCGTCCTGTGTAATGTAGCCCCTCTCGATGTAGGCCATACCGAGATAGATAATGCGATCATGAGCCAAACCAATGAGCATTTGCGTTTCAAGATTGTTGTGCTTATTCTCAGCAGCTTTTCGTTTGCTTCGCTCTTGGATATATGCCCAAAATCCAGAAGAAGCAAGTATCGTCCCCAAAATGGTTAATAGCGTTTGCAGCCAGGGTTCCATTTCCATGTATCATCCTCCTTGAAGTCATAAATGAATTAAGAAGCTTGTAGGAAATATCACCCCAAACCTCTTTTAATTAGGCGAGGGAGCCCACCGCAAAGTAGACTCCCTGCCAATTTCGGTTAATCCACAGGATTACCATTTTCGTCAAGACCGAGAGCTTCCAGATCAGCCTTGACAGCAGCCTTGAACTTCGCCGGAACCTGATTAAAGGTCCGACGACCTGCGATGATGAGTGCGACATACAGTGCTACCATGTTGTTACCTCCTATCAAAATTTTGGATAAAATATAAAACATGGTTACTCCTCCTCAGCGATAAGATCGCCGTTGGTATCGTAGCCATATTCTAACAATTTTGCCTCGACATCTGCCTTAAATTTTTCAGGCACCTGGTCGAAGGTTCTACGCTTATTGATGATAAGCGTGGCGTAAAGATTGACCATTTTTGCTACCTCCTCATTCAGGAATCATTGCTGCGACGGCATCGTACAGATCAGCAATTGCTTCCATGATAGCAAGCTGCTGGGAATCTCCAGTTTCCTGACCTGCCATGATCTGAACAATGTTGTCCGAATCATTTGTACCTTTAATGGCGTTTTCAGCCATAAGCAGATTGGTGTATTCATTGAACTCCTGAGGGGTCAACGCCGCTTCCTGATAAGTCCAGTAAGTGGTTTTATCGCCCTGTTCTGAAGTTCGTGTAATACTCGTAATGTCCTTGCGGAGATATACGGTTCCAACAGTAACCTCAAGTGCAGTCGGTTGGACTGTGCTCTCGGCATATTTGTAATTTAACTCCATGCGACTTTCCTCCTTTCGCAGTGTAAAGACTGACGAGTTTTTGATATACCCGCTTCTCATCGTATTTGTCATATCGTGAAACTTTTCGCTTCAATTGCTGGAAGCTAACACATGGTTTTATCCACTTCCGATACATCAAATAGGTATCGGTGCAGTCGATCCACCCAAGATAAGACAACATTTGACGAGCATCAAGTATGGTTGCTTTCTCCTTTTTGGAGATTTTGCGAGCTTTTCTCGTGGCCTTGTACATAATGGATTTTCGAAGAATCGTTCGATTACGATAAAAGCGAAAGCCCATGAAGTCCAGGTCACGCCCCTGGTTGTTGCCATAGGAAAAGCGAAAGACTTGCCGATTCGCTTTAAGTTCCAAGCCAAGCTCCATTTCCAGATAATCGGAAATTGCTTGCCTCATGCGGTGCAAAACCCTCTTGTTGCTTCCGAAAACGACCATGTCATCCATGTAGCGCATATAGTGCACGGCACAGAGCTGCTCCTTGATGAAATGATCTAAACCCTGCAAATACCAGTTAGAAAGCCATTGAGAAGTATAAAAGCCAAGTGGAATACCAACCTCTGTGACATCAATAATGCGAAATAGTAAATCCAGCATCTTTTCATCATGAACGGTCTTCTTCAACTTGGCTTTCAAACGATCGTGTGGAATAGCTTCGCCGATTTTCCCATCCAACTTCAGATAACGGAATCGTTCCTCAAATGTCGGAAGAGATATCAGTTCCGTATAAGTTCTAACACTCATCTTCATCGCCCCCGGCACCAGAATAATGACGCATAGCGTTAAGAGCATTGGTGTAGAGTTCTTCGACACGTTTTGCGGATTGAAGATTTTGTGTTTTACAGTTTTTCCTCAGGTTCCGAGCCAAAGGCTACTGCTAACCCGCTTTTTCCGTTGTCGCGAGAAATATAATGACGCTCTTCAACAGCATTGAATTTGCATCCGCAGATTTTACACTCAAGCATATTTTTTCTCCTTTCAATTCAATGGTATGGCTCTTGGAAGTTTCAAAATATAACCGTCCCGAACCCTTACAGCAGTTGCTCCAGCAATATTTGTCCAGCCGTAACGGTTCATTGTGTAGTTGTCGTTCGCAACATTAGCCAAATCATAAAAATCCGACACGCTTACCATACCGTACTGGCTGATAATATCGTTCATGGAATCCAGCACCGCTTCCGCATCTCCGCGAGTATCGAACAAAATATCATCGTAGTCAAAATTTGTCCGTCTGATAGCGGAGCCGGCTCGGGTGCGTTCGCTTTCCCGTTCGTAATAATTCCGATACGATACTTTGGAAGCAGAACCGTTTTTTCTTGTTCTTCCTGCCTCACCGTAAAGAATCATATCGATTCCGGTAGTAACGATATCGGAAATAGCCTTTTTAATTGCCGGCACAATGACTTCCAGCAAAATATAAGACTTTACATTGTTGGCGTCCTCGGCAATGAACACATCGGCGAATTTCTGCATTTCACCCTTTTTTCGGGTTTTTGCTTTTCCGCTGATGACCGCCTCCACTTTTTTCTCAGACTGCTCTTGACGAGACTTATCTGAATTGGTTTTGTATTCCTCCACTTAGGTTTCTCCTTTCTTAAGCCGGGATCAATTTGCCAGGCAGAGTGATTTTGGTATTCGGCGTCATGCCGTTTTCTTTTTTATACCGATAAGCAAGATTGCTCTTAGCTTTCGCTTCCGACGGGGCGTAGGTAGACGCTTTCCAGCGATTTTGCACGCAGTTTTCAAAACGCATGACTGGTCCGTCGTAGTAATACGCTTTCATTCTCGTACCCTCCTTTTTGGTAAAAAGAAAAAAGGGAAAGCACCTTGTTTAAGGCACTCTCCCTTGTCCGAATTTCACAGATTCAAATTTCAGTTTTCTTCTGTAGAAACGTCTGCTTCGTCAACAATGATTGTCTTCTCCTCAGCAGCCATCTTTTTCAGCTCGATCTGGGTTTTGATATTCGCAATCACCGGTTTTGCTACGTACTTATAGACTACAAAGCCTACAATTACGCTCAAACCAACGCCTGCTGCAATCTTGATACCCTTGCTCATACCTGTGTTTTCAATGACTTCCTCAGTAGTTTCGATAACCTTGTTGTTCATGATCGCATTGTTTTCCATTTTATGTTCTCCTTTCAAATTCTGAAAATGTGGAACTTCTTCCATTAAAGTAATTGTAATTTTCGCGCGGTTTTCTCAGTGATGTCGTTACCAGGAGTGATAATCGTAAACCGGCGCAACCCGATAATCAATAACCAGGCAAGGGGTGCCGTTCGCGTCAAGATGGGAACTAAAATCAAGTTCGATATATCCCTTTTCGATATTCCAACCCAGATCATCTCCCAATTTCGTCCCGTCTAATCCGAGCGCATAATAAAACTCGTTGAGCGTTACATACATGTCATCCCGCATTTGCCGGTTCAATTCGTTTACGGCTCGGTTGATGGTATCTCTGTCCGACTTAAAATATCTTCCCGAGATAGCGTCATAGCAGATGGTATTTCCGCCCTTTTCGGTCAGAATCACTTCCCGAACGGGATTCTTCACGATTTTTTCTTTCGCCATCGATTCCCGTATCGTCTGCTCCTTCTTATCGCCAATCGCCTCCACGACCTTTTCCTGATATTCTTTTAAAGTCGATTCGGAAAGTGTGTAGGCAGTTGCAAGCGCTGCGTTCCGACGCAGATTTGTCGAACTGGCGCCAATAAGACAGAAAACAGAAACTGAGCCAACGATTGCGGCCGGAATATAACAAGGCCATGCTGTCTTTACGATTTCCTTTCCGCTTAGCTGGTCTGTTTCAAGTTCGTCTTTTTTCTCCTCGATAAGAATCAGCGCTTTTGGCGTTGCCCTCACCGCCATGACTGTAGTTGTAATCATTCCAGCAATGCCGATACCTGTAAGTATCTCCGGACTATGCTTTTTCATCGCCGTCCGTACACTCTTGGCAATGCTGGATAAACTGTGTTTTCCCATTTGAGTTCTCCTTTCTTATTCAGAAACTAAGTCATTTAAAAGTTTATCGACTCTGCTTTTTATTTCGTTTTTGCATTCATCAGACTGAAGATATTTTTCCATCGATTTTAAGATGCATTTTTTAGAGACAACAAATCCGCCGGCTAATCCTGCGAATACTCCAATACCGAAAACAACACGCAACTTACTCTTCATGTTTTTCTCCTTTCGTTTAAACAAATAACAAAATCAATTCTTCGGCTGTTTCGACCGCTGTCTGAAATATCAAACTGCGATGCTCGTCCTCGCCGTAACAAGCATACATAGCCATTTCGCAGATAAAACTTTCGATAATACAGATAGGCATTTCAAAGGGCTTATCCATAATTCGATTGATAATTTCATAAGCGGCCCATTGCGAATACGACCGTTTTTCAAATTCGTCTTTAGGCCATGAGAACGACGGACTGAATAAATGCCGGTCTACATATTCCTTGATAATCGAAACAGCCGTTTCCGAATCGCACACGATAGCTTGTCGAGCAAAGAAAAAGAGCCCCTGTTAGGACTCTTCCTCTTCGTCATTAAGTGCGGCGAGCTTTTCGTTAATGCGTTCATCGATTTTCTCTTCCATTTTCTTTTCGTTCACCCAGTCGGTTAGCAGTGTTGCTCCCATACCTACTGCGGTGGCGACAATACCAAGAATTTTTACCATTTTAGCGTTAATCATAAAGCGCTACCTCCTTTTCATAATACGACTTGTAAATTTTGCGGATTTAAAGATCTTCCATCCATTCGGCGGTCGGTTCAAAAACCATGTCAATAACAAAGATTTCCATCCCGTCTTCCAGCGTTAATTTATGGTGGTTGAAATCAATCCAGTAAATATCGCCGTTGCAGGATGACCAACCTACGGTTTCTCCAAATTCGGTTTTTTCAAGCCCAAGGAACTCATAGAAGTCGTTCAATGGGATTACGCCTTGAAACATAAAATTGCGGTTCAAATGGTATTCCGCCTCTATGACCTTGGCGATGGTTGTCTCAAAATACCTCTGGGAAAAGCTGTCGTAGAAAGTACGAATTATCTCGGGTTCCATTCCTTCACCAAAGTCAAGACTCGAACTGCTGATAAAGCTTGGTGACGAAATATAAACGTCCTTACACTTTTCGCTCACTATGGAATCCACAATCGCATTATGTGCCTCTTCTCCGTAAAGCTCTTTCAACTTGTCCTTATATTCCTTATAGGACTGGTTAATAAGAGCGTAGGCGCTTGTTAGCGCAGCCTGTTTTCTGCTATTAAGCGCATTGGCTCCCATAATACAGGCTATCGTGGAAAGGCCAAAAGCAGCAGTTGGAATATAACATTTCCACGCTGACATAAACGCCTCTTTTCTGGTGTAGGCGTATGGATCTCCATCGTGATTTTTTCTGCTGTCCGCTTT